CCCTGAGTGTGTCTTCTGAGCTTGACTGAATTTCTTTATCCAACTCAGAACGCGCTTCATCCGCTTTTTGAATGGTATCGTAATGAAAGTCCACCATGTTATTAGTTTGTTCTGGTGTGGCGTTCTTACTATAAGCAAACTCTAATATAGCTTTCAGACCTTCCTCGTCATCAACCTCACGGGTGATGTCGTATTTACCGTCTTCGGGAATATTATTATCACTACGCCATGCTTTCTTTTCGTCATCAGTCCCTTCCTCTGGAAAGGCTACGACCTGTTTGTATTCACCGCTTGATAGTTTCTGCTCAAGGGCTTTTGTCTTTGTCCACAGGTCTACAGGTGTGGCGTAACGTCCTATCTGTTTGAGTTCTTTCTCGTCCTCAGTGATAAGTTCGCGCCAGCCTTCAGGCCATGTTTCGGGTTCTGCGGGTTTATCGTCAACATCTACGACTACTTCTGCTGCTTCAGCCATTTTTCTCTCCTCTCTTCATTGATTTCGGGTGTATACTCAACAGGCTTACGATTTCAAGTCCTACAAATCTCCTGCCTTCCATTAAAACTGTCTCCCTGTCAGTATCCCTAAAAGAAGGGTGATAGGTACAACAGATATTATTAACAATTAATTCCAGTGCGTGTTTCTGTTGTGCTGCGTCAGCCTTACCATTTGATAAGTCCTGTAGGGCTTTAGCATCAATCGGCTCGTACTTTTTAGGAACCCAGTTAGACTTCTGCAAAAGACTCTCCTGCCTGACCTATGTTCTTAGCGGTTTCGGAACTTGTCCTCATATCCTCTAATAGTTTCTGGTTTTCGATTTCTTCAGCCATTTGTTCAGTCGCCGCCTCAACGTCGAGTTCTGAATTCATCCATGTTGCAGGGATACCTATACCACTTAGCGCATCTCTCAAAGCAGTTCTTGTGTCTAATAAATGAACAGAACCCTGATCAACGTCAAGGGCTTCAACAAGCAGTCCTTTCGCCTCTAAGAACTTCTGACCTTTCTGTTCGTCAATCGCATCATGCAGAGGACTTTCAAACTTAAAATCTATATCAGCACCCCGCAGACTCTGGGGTATGTCTTGAGGTGAGCCAAACGCTCCGTTTCTCATTAATACATCAAAGGTCATCTCACACACACCACCGTTATATTCTGCCTCCATCGGCTCAAATATCGGTAAGGCTCCGCGAATGTATTCCTGTATTCTCTGACCCACTTCATAAGCGGTCATTTCAGGCGCTCTCTGAGGGAGGTTTAGTTTATTCAAATAAAACGCCGCTGCTATCATCTCTCTGGAGTCTCCTGCCATCTGATCTCCAAATGGAAGTCCTCTCAAATCAAGCGGCATGGTTCTTAATGCCTCACCCATCTTCTCGTTATATTCAGCCTCAACCCAGGTTATACCGCCAGCAAAGAGAGATACGTCACTTCTCACAACATCTTGTGTGGCTATGATAGGAGGATTGACTGCTTTCTCACCCGCTTCCAATATGGCATACGTCATGCTCTGGATCAGTCTTGCATCAGGCAAAGCCGTTATAGTCGCAGGAGAATAAGCATACTGACTGCCTGAGACTGTCTGCCAACGAGGAATAATGTATTCCTGATTCCATACCGGAACGGCTTCCATTAAATGTTTGTTTTTTATGTCGTAGTAAAGTGAGAAATAAGGTCTCCCTTTAGAATCCTCATCGTACATATCTGCATCGACCATAATGTGATAGCAGTTTATTCTATCGAATGGTTTGGTTTCGTTAGTCTTTCTGACTTTTTCATGGACTTTGGGGAACAGGTGAACAAGGTCGCGGGCGTAGGGCTTCCACTTCCGACCGATAAGACCTATCTTACCTTCTTCGTTTTCCTGCCATACCACATCTCGTAAGTGCCAGTTCCTGTATAAAAGCCCGTCTACGTTCTTATTAACACGACACGAAATAACACACTGACCAAAGGCTGAGAAGTCCTGATCACCCTCTTTCATTGCTCGGGTGAATAAAGAACCCTTCTGATACATGGCTCTCCTTTGAATGTCCCTTGCTCTCTCTAACCACCGTTGGGCTTCATTGTCTACTTTTTCATCACCCTCTGGGACAAGGTTAAACCATTGTTTCTCAGTGGGTCGGAGCATCTGACCTATCTGATCACCCAAATCCCGCCTCGTTAAAATAGGATAAGAGGTCATTAAGTCAGTGGCGTAGTTATTACCGTGGATTCGCTTTAAAGTAAAATCAGCCCTCTCAGGGTAGAAGTTCTCGGCAATCTCCTGTTGGAGACTAATCCACGTTGCCCTGTCGGTAAATAACTTACCAACCAGTTCTGAGAGTTGTTTAATGTTCAACCCAAAGTCTCGCTATTGGATAGAATAGTCCCGATACGACCCTTCTTCCTTCGTCTTGCAGCAGAACGTCTTCGCTCGGACTGACCTTCCTCTGGATTCGGTATGGCTTTGATTTTAGACCGCGCCTCATCCTGAAGGGCGTATTCTCGCTCCAGACCTTTCAGACGTTGGTTCTTTAAAACCTTCTTGCGCCTTTCTGCACCACCAACACCTTGCATCTCACGCCCTTCCCTACTTCTGTCATAATCATACTCATAGTCCAAAGTCTCTCTCCCCTCGGTAATGAGAGTCGAGGATAAGGTTGTCTTGAGAGGCTTTTTTAATTTAATCGCCATGATTGGTTCCTCATAATAACTTTAGGGGCTTGTCCTCTCATATTGTGCCGGTGCTTTCGGTCAATCCATTCGAGGGCTGAATTCGACATATTTCTCCCCTGAAACCATGCCATTATCACAGCATCGCCTTTATCCGTGGAACGTCCTAACCTCTCAACGACCTTCTCTTTCGACTCGATTTTTATCACATGACTGTCCATCTTATAAATCGGGGCTGTGAGGTCAGCTACCATCTCAGGGTCGTCAGGTAACATGATTTTAGACCCGCCAGGTTGAGAGGGGTCAAGGGCTTCTCTCAGTCTCCAGATAGCAGCACTACGCTTATTCTGGAACGGAATGTTTGAATCTCTCGAACTTCCACCAAAAGCCTCAGAACCCTTATAACCGTAAACCTCTATGTCGTTTTGTTTCAAATGCTCATAACACGAATTACCATAACCACCACCAAGGTCGAGTATGATAAGCGCAGCATCCCTTCTCGCAGCAATAACATGACCCGCTGCCTGTGTTCCCATTCTCTCAATGTCGAAGTCTTTTCCAGGTACTTCAATGAAAGGCGCAAACCAGCCATCGTATCTAGGCGAGAGGATCATCGGGTCTTTACCACCGCCGGTCATGTCAACACCGATAGAACACATCGGTATGCCTTCAGGTGGGTCAGTTGTCCAACGGTCTTGTGCAAGTCGTATCCATGAAGTCGGAATCGCCTGATCTAATTCATCCTGTATGGAAAGGTCGAAACGTCCGTCACGATAAGCAAGTCTCTCCCTCTCAGGTAGGGAAGCTAGAACAGAATCATAATTAGTCGCGGCAAGGTCTGGATTATCAGAGAGCTTCGCTCGGATAAAAGTCCTCGAACGGGCTATGACTTCCTCACCACCTATCTGATGTGGGCCTCTACCGTCAACCTCTACGTCCTTACCCTCTATGGTGGTGTACCATCTTAACTCACCGTCACAAGCAGGATTCGGGTGGGTAACGTCGAGCCACGCAGCCCATCTCTTAATCACCCAGTAACCCTCTGCATTCGTCGGAGGATTTCCAGTCGCTACGACTCGACACCTTTGGTTGGGGTCAGCAGAACGATTCCATGCACTGATAAATGTAAACTGAGATTCAGAAAAATCAGATACCTCATCAAACGCCTTTAAGTCGTGGGGAATACCCTTACGCTTCTGTTTGTCTGATTCTAACTGACAACCACCCATGTCTATTATCTTGCCGTTAAGTTTCCACGTTCCGGTACTTCTGTTTAATCCGTTATCGTGGGCGAGGATTTCCTCAACCCTTTCAGGGAGTTTTTCAGCTTCTTTATTAGTCCTTCTTAATATTAGCGAATTCTTATGTTTGTTCAGGGCAAGTCCTATAATCAAATCGGTTTTGCCACCACCAGCCTGACCTCCGTAAAACAATTCATCCGCCTCACTGTTGTAAGCAA